GTCGGACAAGATCACAGCGGCAACGCCGTTTAATTCCACACTTATTCCGTATTCGCAACAGCCAGGATTCTTTGTGTACCCCCAAGCAAATTCCGGGGGTGAGATGGTTTTACCATTTTTCTTACACAAGAACTGGCTTGATATCACGTCTGCTTCAGAAGTGCAGGACATGGGGACCATAAAGTATGTGATCTACTCCCCCCTTCGTTCTGCCGTCGCAGGAGGTTCTACTTCTGTTAGTGTAAAGACGTATGCATGGATGACTGATGTTCAGCTTATGGGTTCTACACTCAATCTCGCCCTACAGGGCGATGAGTATGGGCAAGGACCTGTTTCTCGGCCAGCCTCGGCTATTGCATCTGTTGCAGCCATGCTCACGAAAGTTCCCATCTTAGGCCGTTTTGCGCGGGCAACCGAGATTGGGGCTGGTGCTATTTCAAGCATCGCCTCACTTTTCGGATACACAAATTTGCCCACTATAGACAATATTCATGCCTTTCAGCCTATGAATGGTCCAATGTTGGCATCAGCGCACATAGGCACTGCTGTGCAAAAGTTGACGCTTGATCCCAAACAAGAACTATCGATTGACCCTTCGCCGCATGGCATTGGTGGTGCCGATGAATTGTCGCTCTCATATTTGAAAACGAAAGAGAGCTATTTCGGTCAAACCACCTGGTCTACTGCGGACGCCTCTGATTCGCGTCTGTTCAACCTCCGAGTCAATCCCTTCCTACTTGGTGCTGTTAATATCAACAACACTGTACCAACAAAAGTAGGAGTGCAGGCCTATCACATCCCACTATCGTACATTTCTCATCTTTTCAAAAACTGGAGAGGGGATATTATCATTCGAATGAAGATTGTGTGTACGAAGTTCCATAAGGGACGTTTGAGGATCTGCTATGACCCACGGAAAGACATTTCAGTGTCTCAGCCCGAGGAGAATGTGTGTTATACTCAGATCCTGGATGTTGGTGAGAATGATGATGTAGAGCTGACCATCCCATATCACCAGGATGTTGCTTGGTCTAGGATTGATCACACCCTGCAGGAGAATTGGGGGGCACCTAGTGCTCTAGCCAATCGTCTCAACATTGATAACGGTGTGTTGACTGTGCAAGTATTGACAGCACTCACCGCGCCAGCAGCAGGTTCTGTGAACGTTCTGTTCTTCGCAAGAGGAGGTGAGAATTTCGAGTTTGCTAACCCCAAAGATCACATTGGGTGCGATGCTACTGAGATCGTACCTAGTTTTTTCCAGCTACAGGCTGATGATAAGACCAGTGTGGTTAGCACTAAGTTCTCCTTTGGTACGCCGACAACAACTCTCCCTGAGCGATATGCACAAAATTTTGGAGAGTGCGTTGGTTCCCTGAGGAACATGCTACACCGGAGTATGGTGGCTGACTGTGTACCTGTACCAGACAGTACTACACTGTACAATTTCATGAGGAAGGTTTACAAGAGGATGCCATATACACCAGGCTATGATCCCAATGCTTCCACAGTAGCGAATAAGGTGGTTGCTGCTGCTGGTACAGCACCATACTGTTTCAACACCATGCCACATGTTCCATACGTGGCTGGTATGTATCTGGGCTATAGGGGCGGTGTTAACTATACAGTCACCCCCTCATCGGATTTTTATGGCTCATTGGATGATTTCTATGTCTCACGAGATACAGACTCCAATGCCGTAGTTTCTAATCGCTTTATTGCGACGCAAGCAACTGTGGCACATGGAGCTACCACGAATGTCAAAGCGCATTCGTTAGGTAGACTCACCCGTCGACAAGATGGCACCGCTGGTAGTGCCATTACTGCAACCCGTACTAACGGGAGTCTGGCTTTTTATATGCCAGATTACAACCATTTCAACTTTTCGTTGGTAGATCCAACGACGTATGTTTTGGGCAGCTCCACTGATGGGACCAATCTTCAGAATTGTATTTTGCAGTTCAATATGAAGAATCCAACAGCTGCGATTAAGTCTTATACCGAGACTATGACGTTAACGTCATATATTGCAGCAGGTCC